TCGCAATAATCGCAGCGGAACGTCTCGACAAAGGCGGGGGGATAGAGCCATGACGCCATCATTCACCGCCCTTCGGTGCATCAGGAAGCGGCATCCAGTGCGTAATCGGCATATTGATTACATCAGGATGATTTTTTTCAAAAACCTCGCAAATAAACATTCTACCTTGCGACCACTCGCAATTTTTGCACTTATTGCACTTTGCAAATACAAGACACTCTACACCTTCTTCGATTGTTTCAATCGGATACCAGGCGGATCGGTTCCTTGGTTTTAATTTCATCACATCCACCCCGCGCCATAGGCCACGAACATCAGCAGGAACGGCAGTGCAAAGACGCACACTGCGCCAAGAAGGTCGCCAAGAAATTCGCGGATCATGCCGTCCACCCCGCTTGCTTAACCGCGCCCTCGGCGATCTTGCGATTGCGCATCTCTTCGCGCGTGCAGCCGTGGTCAATGATGTGATCAATGTCTGCGGCCATCTCGCGCAGCGCCGTGACGTTTGCGCCCTCGCGGTTGCCGGAGCGTATCGCGTCATAAATCGCGCGGTTGAGTGCCTGCATGTTCTTTGCGTGTGTCATGTGTCGTTTCTCCTGTTTATTGCGCCGGGGACTTACACGGGCGGGCCAGTATCGACCGAAGCCCCGACGATAACCGCGCTCATCGCGGCTATGGGTGGCGGGGCCGAAGCCCCGTTGTGTTAGGCGGCAATGGCCGTGGCGTTGAGGTATGCGGCGCGGTCCTGCGCCTCAAGGCGGGCAATCTCGGACAGGTTGCGGTAGTTTTCGCCGCCGTTGTTTGCATCTGCAAATGCCTGCGCTTCTTCGGATGTGTCAAAGTAAAAGCGGTTCAAGGTAACAGAGCGCGCTGCGTATGCTGAGCCGCCGAAGGCAGTTGAAACCATCTTTGCCTCGAAGGCCATAATGGCAACTACGTTGTCAAAGGTTACGTTGTCGGTTGTGGCGAAAGCGTACGTGGTCATCGGTCGTTTCCCTTATCTGGTGGCGCGGTGGCCGTTGGTGATGGGTAGAGATTACGCAAAGCCCGTGGCGATGTAAACATAAAATTGCGCTTTACAAAAAATAAATTGCGCAATAAGGTGCTGGCATGGAAACAGCACAGACACAATTAAAGGCTTGGGTTCAGCGCGAGGGGCGCAAATTGTCATGGCTTGCACAGCAAGTTCCGGTTGGCAGTTCGCACCTTTCACGCTGGATGCAGGGCCACGTCGTGCCGCGCGAGATTTACCGCGTGCGCTTGGCGGAGATAACAGGACTAAACATCGCTGGCGACGCTGAATGGCGTGCTGGCCTTAACGAAGGGAAAGACCAATGACAAAACAACAACACAAGAACATCTACATCGCGCTGGCGGCAGCGCAGTCCGAAATGGGGCCGCTTGTTAAAGGCTCCAACAATCCGCACTTCAAAAGCAAATACGCTGACCTTGCTGATCTAGTTGCAGCAGTTCGCGGACCGCTTAATTCGCATGGATTGACGTTTTTTCATTGCATCATCAGAACCGATGCGGGCCAGGATATGCGGACCATCTTGATGCACGGCGAGAGCGAAACAAGCATCGAGTGTGACGTTCCTCTTATCGTCGCAAAGAACGATATGCAGGGAATGAAATCTGCCACGACATACGCCAAGCGCATTGGCCTTGAGAGCGTGACTGGCGTAGCGCCTCAAGACGATGATGACGGAAATGCCGCAGCAAAGGCAGCACCTCGCACCATCAACGCAGACCAATTCATTGCGCTACGCGACACAGCCGAGGAAGCTGGCGTTCCGGCAGCAAAGATATGCGCGGCATACGGCGCACCATCGCTTGAGCAATTCCCGGTGGACGCTTTCGACAGAGCGATGAAGAAACTCAGCGCAACCATCGCGGCAAATGCAGAGCAGAACCAGCCGTCGCTTGGTGACGTTCTCGCGGAGGCTTTGGGCAATGAGTGAGCAGGGCAGCGCAGAATGGCTGGCGGAACGCGCGGGGCGGGTAACCGCCTCCGCACTTTCTAACGTGATGATGGCAAAAACCGCAGCTGGGTATCAGAACTATATGGCGCAGCTTGTATGCGAGCGACTGACGGGCGAACCTGTTGAGACGTTCAAAAGCGCGGCAATGGAGCATGGCAACGAAACTGAGCCGCAAGCGCGGGCGTTCTATGAACTCGAAACAGGCAACGACGTGACCGAGGTGGGGTTCATTACTCACCCGTCAATCGAATGGTCAGGTGCTTCACCTGATGGCCTGATCGGCGCTGACGGTCTGATCGAGATCAAATGCCCGCAGCCAGCAAAGCACATTAAGAACCTGACAGGCGGCAGCATAGACAAGGCATACATGCTACAAATGCAGTGGCAGATGGAATGCACCGGGCGGACGTGGTGCGACTTCGTTTCGTTCAACCCTTCATTTCCTGAGCATCTCAAGATGCAGGTGACACGCGTTGATGCCGACCCAAAGTTGCAATCTGAATTGCGCGAAAAAGTGTCAGACTTTGTGCAGCAGGTTCAAGGCAAGTTGGCCGAATTAGAGGCGCGGGCATGAAGACAATTCGCGTTCTAACCGAACACGAAGCGCAGAAGGTGGCTGGTATGATTACTGGCCTCCCCCTGCCATTCACAATTACCATCGGCGATGGCGACAAGCGCACGCTGTCCCAGAACAGCCTTTTGCACAAATGGTATGGCGAAATCGCCAAGCACTTGGGCGACATGACAGCGGCACAGGTCAAGGGCCAATGCCATGTTGCGTACGGCGTGCCTATCCGCAGGCGTGACCCGATATGGTCGCGGGTCTGGGAGCGCATGTTTGACGGCCTAACATACGAACAGCAATGCTTCCTGTTTGAGCGTGGCATTCTGGCAATGACGCGAGAAATGAGCGTCAAGGAACTGACAGAATACATGGATGCGGTGCAGGGCCACTATCGAGCGCAGGGCGTGCCACTGACCGACCCAGAGGCGATGAAATATGAAAACGAGGTGACGGAATGACGAATTTCAAAACGCCAGCATTTCAATCGGAAAAGCTGCGCAGGTTTGCTCGCGGCAAGGACTGCCAAGCCAGAAGCATCTGGTGCAACGGCAACCCGGCAACGGTTGTTCTTTGCCATTCACGACGGCGGGCTGGCGCTGGCATGTCCCAAAAGCCGCACGACTTCTGGGGCTACCATGGTTGCTCCGATTGTCATGCTAGGGAAGCCGACATGGAGGACAGCGAACTTTACGACGCGATCCGGCGCACTCAATATCTTGTCTTCGCAGAATTTGGGACACTGACACCATGACCGAAACACAGACCAAACAAATCCTCGCGCACTTAAAGACGGGCCGCAGCATCACGCCGATTGATGCGCTGAACAAATACGGCTGTTTCCGCCTTGGGGCGCGTATCTATGACCTCAAGCAATCTGGCCACAATATCTACAGGGAAATGATCGAAACCGACAGCGGCAAGCGGGTGGCGTCCTATACACTGGTGAAGCCATGACCAAGCTGCGCGTCTTGGACCTGTTTAGCGGCATCGGAGGCTTTAGTCTTGGCCTTGAGCGGACAGGCGGCTTTGAAACAATCGCCTTCTGCGAATACGAGCCATTTCCCCGCGCTGTCTTGGCGAAGCACTGGCCTGATGTGCCGTGCTTCCCTGACGTGCGAACCCTGAAAGGAACCGACATTGACGGAACAATTGACATTATTTGCGGCGGGTACCCATGCCAGCCTTTTTCCACAGCCGGGCAGCGCCGAGGCCAGAAAGATGACCGTCACCTCTGGCCAGAATTTAGTCGGCTCGTGGCTGAACTCCGGCCCACTTGGGTCATTGGAGAGAACGTTGCTGGGCACATCAGCATGGGCCTCGACGACGTGCTTTCTGACTTGGAAGGACAAGGTTACGCCTGCCGGACGTTTGTTATTCCAGCTTGCGCCGTTGGTGCCCCGCACAGAAGGGACCGGGTCTGGACTGTGGCACACGCCAAAGGCGGTGATGTTCAACGAATGCCCAGATCGGTTTGTGGAGAGGATGGGAGACAGGGGAAAGAACTGCGCACCGAACCTAGCGGTTCAAGTTCAACACGAGCGTCTTTGGCCAGCGCCGCGCAGTTGCAGCGCAATGGCAGCGGAGAACATCGGCAACCGCGTGAACGACAAGTTCCCAAACCTAGAAAGCCAAGTGGCTCGCAGTCTTTGGCCAACGCCAACGACGCGGGACTACAAGGGCGGTCGCAAGCCGGACACTTTGGAAGCAAGCGGTCGCGGCGCGACGAACAGTTTGAACGACGCGCTAACTTGCCAAGGGCAACATGGAAGCCTGAACCCGACGTGGGTCGAGTGGCTCATGGGGTTCCCCGAAGGGTGGACAGACTTAAAGCCCTCGGAAATGCCGTCGTCCCGCAAATCCCAGAAATGATAGGCCGCGCAATACTGGCGGCAGAATTGGAAGCCAGCCAATGAAGTGCCTGACAATCAAACTGCCGTTTCCCCCGGCCATCCTGAACCCTAACGCGCGACCGCATCACCTGCGGTTGGCTGCGGAGAAAAAGAAATATCGCCAGCACTGCGGCTGGGAATGCAAGGCGTGGGGCGTTAACCGCTTTAAGGCCGATCAGATACACCTTCACATCGAGTTCCATCCACCGAACAACCGACGCAGGGATCGTGACAATCTCATCGCCGCATTCAAGGCGGGCCAGGATGCGCTGTCCGACGCGCTGGGCGTGGATGACAGCCTATTCCATGTTTCATACGCGCCGATACAGCAGCCAGACGCCGCCAAGCTGGGCTACGTCATTGTCAGAATATCCGACATTCCGCTGGTCGCTGAGGTGCCGTTTGAGGGGTGGATTAAATGACAAGCGGCCCGTACCGTGAGGCAGGGCCGCTTGATTTTCCGCTGGTTAGGCGGTAGAAAAGACGCATCGAACGCTGGGTAATTTGTAGCGCATTGTGGTGATGCGTTCAAGACCCGGCCCCAACAAGAAAGGGGCAATATATGCCACCAATGAAGCCAAGTGTTTTTCACATAATTGCTGGCACAGAGTGCCGCAATCCGTTTGTAGATGCTATCCCAAGAAAGACCAGCGGCGCGGTTGTTTACGTTCTTGATATGCTTGAAACGCCTTTTGTGAAAATAGGAAGCACATCGAATATTAAATCAAGGCTAGTTTCCTATCAAACAGGTTCGCCATTTAAAATTGAAATTGCGTTTATTGCTAGACCGAAGCTCGGCGGTTGCCATGTTGCGTCAGAACGCGCAGCACATGAAATATTGAGCGCGTATCGAGCGCGCGGTGAGTGGTTTTGCGTTGATGTTGATACAGCAATAAATGCGGTTAGGGCTGCGATATGAGCCACTACATGACCGCGTTAGCTATGAAGCAAAAGGGGCTAAAGCCAGCCGCTAAGATTGTGCTTTATTGGCTGGCAGACCATCACAATGGCGAGACAGGTCAATGCAACCCAAGCATCAATCGTCTTGCAAAATGCTGTGAAATGTCTCGGCGCTCAGTCGAGAATCACATTGCCGCTCTTGTAGATGTGGGGCTGCTGAAGGTTGAGAACGCCTTTAGGGACAAAGGCGGCAAAACATCCAACTCCTACACTTTGATGCTTGATGATACCGATGCGCAAAATTTGCGTATGGGTAGCGCAAAATCTGCGCATGGGGATGCGCAAAATCTGCGCATGAAGAACCTAGTAAATAATAACCCTGTAAGTGAACCAGAGACACAAAGCCCGGTCGATATTCTTTGCAAAATCGTCAGGCACGAGACAGCCACTGATTTCTCAGCACATCGCAAGGCTATGAAAAAGCCGCTGACGGTCGAGGCTGCGCGTCGGCTGGTTAAGAAGCTATCATCGCACCCAGACCCAGATGCGGTGTTTGATATGAGCATTGAAAACGGATGGCAGGGCGTGTTCCCTGAAAAGATTGGAGGCCAAAATGGCGCGAGAACTTACAACCCAGCAACGACAACAGCTTTCAACAAACAGCCGACTTCGCTCGCTAGCATTGTCGCACGGCGTCGAAATGAGCAGCGGTAAACGGCTTGTCGGGCGGTATGATGAATATGGCTCTTATGTCGGCAGTGACTTGGTGCCTGACGTTATTCGCGCAGGAGGAACACCAGAGCAGCGTCAAGCGGTCGTGGAAGCGATTGAACAAACCATGCGGCCAGCGACCCGCGAAGTCATTGAGGAATGGCTTGCAGAACTATCGGTCATTGCGCCTTCGCGCGTTGAGGACGAGATGACATGGAACCTTCGTCTTGAAGCATATTGGCGGAGACTTTTCGACTATCCGGCTGACATCGTGCGGCAAGTTTTGCTTGGGCGGACATGGCGGTTCTTCCCAAGCTGGTATGAACTTGAGCAGCAGCTGGAGCCGCTGGTGAGAGAGCGCGAGGCGATGCGGTCCGCTTGTCTTCGCAAGTCACACAACGCAGCGCCTCAAGAAAAGCCTGAACGGGTCAGCGCAGAACGCGCATCCGAAATCATGGCAGAGGCTGGTTTTCGACCCAAGACATTTGGCGGTGACAAATGAGCCAATTTAGTCACTGGACCGAGCACGACATCATCGACCGCTTTCTAAGCGGCTTTGACTTTGGCAAGCTGTCACGCATGACGGGCAGGCCGATACTAGAAATCAAACGCATCATCACAAGGAGTGAACCATGACAGATCGCGTTACAGCCGCACAGTTGCGGGCCATCATCGAGCGCATCGAGCGCTTGGAGGTTGAAAAGCAGGACGCCGCAGAGGCTCAGAAGGACGTATATGCCGAAGCCAAGGGCGACGGATACGACACAAAGATCATTCGCAAGGTAATTGCGCGCCGCAAGCGCGACCGTGCCGATCTGGCCGAGGAGGAGGCCATTCTTGAGGTTTACGAGGCAGCTTTGGAAGGGGGCGAGTAATGCAGGTTTTGATTATCGCGGGCAATGTCGGCAAGGACGCTGTATTGCGCCGGACAAATTCAGGGGACGCGGTTCTGGGCTTTTCCGTCGCGGTTGACAACGGAAAGGACAAGCAAGGCAACAAGCGGGATTCGACTTGGTACGATTGCAGCATATGGGGCAAGCGCGCAGAGAGCCTTGAGCGCCACATCACAAAAGGCACCAAGCTAACCTTGACCGGACGACCGACAGCGCGGGAACACAACGGCAAGGCTTATCTGGGCTTATCCGTCAACGACCTGACATTTATGGGCGGATCATCTGGCGGTGCAGATCGTGGCGGAGACTACGGCGGCGGATCAGGCGGAGGTGACTACCAAGCTCCGCCCGCGCGCAATCTTGACGACGAGATACCGTTCTAAGAGTTTGCAAGTTTGCAGGTCAGTTTGCAGTTTTGCAGATTGCACGCTGAACGGCAAATGTTAGCATACGAACACACGGCCTAGATCGACGGATCGAACACCGGAACCTCCCCCGGCTGGCCGTGTGACCACAGGGAGACGCCAAGGAGGGCGAACACATGACCCTACCCTATCTCGCAACCCAACGCCTCAACGCGCAACCGCTGGCCAAGCACATTGACACGCAGGAACCTGCGCAACCCGTCTACACTTGCCTTGACGAACTTATCGACGCGATGAAGGCCGACGCGCAGGAAATCAAACGCCGCACTGCATCGCTCAATATGCGCGACACAACGCAAGCCGAAGTACCCGAAGAGGCTATCTTGGAGTTTATCGAGGCAAACGCAGGATGCACGGTCAAAGACATCGCAAGGGCGGTCTACCGAGCCAGTTCAAATATCAGGACGAGATTGACCAGCATGGAGACGCGAGGCCAGTGCAAGGTGCAGATGGTCAAAATCGGCAGGACATGGATTCGCACGTTTTATCCCGTTAGCAACCCGCCAAAAACCAAGAACGGCAGGCCGTACAAATCGAGATCGTCGCCAGTGCGGGACAAGGTGATGGCCTTTATCAAGGCAAACCCCGGCTGCACATCCCGCGATCTTGCCGCGCACATGGGCTGCACTGTCAAAGCCGCATCGGCGCATGTCTCCGAGGTTCGCAAAGTCGGCAAGGTCAGGACAGAACGCGCGGCTGGCCGAGGAAATCACATCCCAGCAAAGTACTGGATCGTCGAATGAGCAGGACAACCCGCATCATCC